TGGATCTTTTTTCAATTATTTTCTTCTGTAAAATCAACAACTTACGTGTCTACAATGAAAAACCCCACTCGAGGTGGGGTTTTGGGGAGTGAAAAGTATTACTTTTTAAGTGTGTCGAACCACCGCTAGGGTGATGAAAACAGCACTAGAGAACAGGGCAACACCAGCTATCGCATATGAGGTGTAAAGGATTCCATTCAATATGGTTCTCTTTCTTGCGAGCCGAGCCAATCGAATGTTTCTCTCTTCTTCCTCACGACTACGTTTCATATCAGATTGAAACTTCAACCAGTCGTCCCACATTCCTGCTCTTCCCTGATAGATCATCATCTCTTTCAGTTCAGCTTCTCGTGCAGCTAGTTGCTCCTCTGCCATGAATGCTTGTAGGTCGCTCTTATATCCATGCTGGTGTGCCTTCTTTTGAATCTCAGTCTTTAGACCAAAATACTTGGCAAGTGCCTCACCAGCTTCGTAGATTTCTCTACCATTCTGGACAGTTTGCTTAACTACTTCAAAAGCAGCATTTGCAGCAGCGAGTTCGGCTAACATATTAGTTTGCTAGAGGGTTATCTAGTGCCCTTTGCAGTTTCTTATTGAGTGTATCCTCAAGATTCTTCATATCACGCTCCATCTTGTTCTCAAGATCGCTGATACGACTTTGGCTTGATTCCTGAAGTCGATTGGCTTTTTCATCGTAGTCGTTCTGAAGTCGATCACGTTTATTCTCGAAACGCTCTTCAGCACTTGCGATAATGGATCGGTTTTCTTCTTCTTGTCCTCGAAGTTTATCTTCCATACGATCTACTTGTTTTTCAATCTGAAGAATATCATCTTTTAGACTACCTTTAATATCACGAGTGTAGTCAACTGCTTCTTCGAGTTTTGTTTCAATAATTTTCATACGACCATCATATGATGCCATCAACTCTTGGTATTCTTCCTGTTGATCGACAAACTCAATTGCTTGTTCAACCTTTTGATACATTAAGAATCCACCATAGAGCATACCAATTAAAGAACCGACTGCAGTCAATGCAGCAATGGCAGTCATTGGAGTTACCTTGATGCCAAAGATACGAAACTCTTTGTTCTTGAGGTTTTCAATACCCTCTTCAATATTTTCTAATTCTTCACCAAGATCTTTGTCTGCCATATTTTACCCCTTACTTTTTCCAGTTTGTATAATCTGCTTTCTTAGATTCCATAGACTCATCTTTCAACAGTGGGCTAATATCAATACCTGTTTCTGCTTCAATAGTGTCAATGTCTACAATATATTCTGGAATTGTCTTAGTTTTAATTTTTGTTCCTTGTTCGTTTGGAAACAAGAATGCTATAGATTCTTGAGTTTTAGGATCAATGATGATCTTCCAGACAAATTGTGGAACACCCACTTTACCTTCACCGATGGTTAAGTATCCATCTAAAAAGATAGTGCCACTAATTACATAAACTTCACCACGTGCAACAGCATTATCACGAGCCATAGTTTCTGTCTTTTTCCAAACACCACGATTGTTGTTGGGTACTTGTGGCATCATATTTGTAAGATAGAACGATTCTGACATTTCTTTTGCTGACCAACTAAAGTCTGCAGCTGGAGCAATATGACCACGATCGTAACCAGATTTAGCATAGTCGGCAAGAGTCGCTTCCTTATCATCGTCCACTTTTGGATCCATACGGAAGTCATCTTTACGCTTTGCTGCTTTGGTTAAATCTTCTGCCATGATATGTTCAACAACAAAGTGTGCTACTTTAGTTTTGTAATTATAGTTAACAGCATATGCTGTGTGACAGATATATTGATTATCGCCTTCTACCGATATTTGTGGTGCACCCTTCCAAACCAACTGTGAACAGTTATCGTCAATTGGGTTTGCCCATGCGGTAGTTGATGCTAATAGCAATACTGCCAGAATCGTTCTAATCATTTTTACTTCTCTTTTTTCCAGATAGTCCATGCACCATAAGCAATTGCAGCATATGCTACAAGACCAGCGATAGGTTTAGCAATAAGAACGATTACACCAAGTGCGACTAAAGCAGCACCATCCCATGTAGTTCTTTCGTTAATTCTATTCATTATCCATTTTTTCATAGTTTTCTCCTTAGTTTTTGTCGGATTGCATCAAGTTCTGCATTTCTTTTTGCTTCAGATGCTTTTTCCAAATTCGATCTTTGTCCATCCACCTTTTGTACTGTTTCGACAATTTTGGATTGTGGGGGATAAAGTCGATTTCTGAGTTCCTCAATTCTTCTTTTGAGGTCTCGAATACGTTCTTCAGTGATACGGTTACCATCACTTTCCCTTTCCTTCAAGTTTCTTGATTCTGTCTTCCAACTCATCAATTTTGCTAGTGACATGTGGGTACTTCTTTCTCCATGCATTTGGTTCATTCTGCAACCAAGTCCATCCCCATCGTTTCACAAGATACTCTAATGTAGCATCAAACTTACCTACTGCCCAAATTGCCATTTTAGTATCTTTGAACCAAAACAAGAATGCTGCACCAAAAAGTGATCCAGCAACTGCTGTATAAATCCAAAGTGTATCAGCGAACATCTTTTCAATCATTTTACTTACTGCCTCCAATGTATCCACCAATGACACCTATCAGTCCAGTAACACTCATTTTCATAAGTGTAATAACACTTTCATCAACTGGTCTATTTTCTTCTAGTGCTACAATATAATCGCCTACAATAATAACACCTAACAGTAATAGTACTCCAGATGTAATCATTAGTACTACAATATCCTTAAAGTTTTTAATCATTTTGATATTGCTCCAAAGACTTCACATAGTTGTCCATACCATGATCCATAGCACCATCAAGAATGCCAGATCTCCAACCACGCCATTTGTCTTTCAACATCTGCCATGGTGTCAACTTACGAATGTTACCGTAGAAGTTGATGTATTGTAGAACACCATGATGCTTGTAACCCATAATGAACAACGGAACTTTAGTAACAATATCGTTGTTATTCACAAATCGCATATGTGGTGTTGCGATATTCTTAACAAACTTCCTAGTGCCAACACGAGGAGAACCAAAAGTAGTTAATTGAACCACCTCTGTGTATTCTTCCATACGTGAAGTACAAACAGTAGCCATTGCTGCACCTAGTGAGTGTCCAGTAATATACAAGTTTTTCTTTTGATGCTTATGTTGCTCAAAGGCAACTGTGTCCCATAGTTTGTCTAGTTCACCTCTAAAACCTGAGTGAACCAAACCATGTGTCATAGCACCACGAGGGATAGCATTGAGATCAGCAAGAACATCAGATAATTCGTCTGGTTCAGTACCACGAAATGCTAGCACAAAATCATCTGCATTCCAAAATGCGTGGCATTGCGCTCCATCTTCCTCGATAAATCTATGACCAGTATAACCGATCTTTTTACCTGCTGCTTTTGCTTCCTTACCATCAAGGTATGCAATTTGAGCAAGTTGAGCCATCTTATAACATGTTGCGTTCATGATTACTCCTTATTTCTCAAAGTTGTTTTGGTTATTCAACTTTTTTAGTGCTTCGAGTTCTTGCTGTAACTTTAGAACTTCAATACGTTTTTTACGCAATTCAAGTTCATACAAATCATTACAGTTGATTCTCTCTTTTGGTTTGTCTAGTGGGATTACAATCCTAGCATAGACACCTACATCTTTTTCAGATGATCCACCGTTACCTCCGAATGGACTCTGATGATTATCAACGATTCCAGTCACACCAAATTCTAATTGTGTTGAACCACCAATGGCGTTTTTACAATCGAGATCTCCTGCACGGATACTGTCTTGTCCGTATGATTGTGGAGCACTTGGCAGTTGTAGTCCTAGCGACGTACTTTCTGCCAATGCACTGCTAGAGATAAGAATTCCTAGTAGTGCTGTTAATACTTTTTTCATGGTCAATCTCACTTAATTCTAGAACAGATCCGAGAATTTACTGCTGTTCTCTTCGTGTCCTCTTTTCTTAATTTTGACTTTGAGCAAATAAATTCTGCATTACTCACATCGTCTTTGCGAATGTAAACATCAAATGATACATGTCCAAGATACTTAAGATTAAACACTTTATAAGATGTTACAAATGGGATTGGATTGAAGTCTTTATCAAACACTCCAATTTCATAAAACTCTACATCATCCCTTTTATTAAACATTTCCATCGTAGTTACATAAACATTATCTAAATGCGATGGTCTCAATTTCGGATACGTTGGTGTCATCTCATGAGCATGCAGAATGCCCACGGATGACAACAACATAAACATAACTATCAAAAGTTTCATATTGTTTTACCCTTACTTTGCGATACATTCTGCAGTTACCATAGCAGTATAATTACCACCTGGAAATGCTTTTGAACCGCCCATAGTTACAGTAGAAGATGTTTTGAACCAAGTGCTACCTGTAGCAGTTAGATCGTAAATATCAGTCATCCCCTGTTCGATTTTACCAGATTCGTATGTACCCATTCCTGTTGCATCAGATACTGTTTGCACTTCTGTGTTACCAGCAAATGTTGGCAAGTCAGGTAAACTTGGAGCAGATGAAAACTCTGTTGGTGCAGTAATGTGTGCTTTGTAAGCATCTGCTAGAGTTACATCGATACGAACGATAGCATCAGCACCACCATCTGCAGCAGCAGTTGAAAGTGTGTATGCGTTTGGGTTTCCGTAAACACCAGCACTATCAGTCATGATAATGCACTTTGATTGAACAGTACCGTTGATCGGAACCTGTTCAGCATTAGCCCATGTTGTTGAAACCGCTAAAGCGAATCCTGCAGAAACAACAGCATGTCTTAGTATACCATTTTTGAACATTTTTGTTCTCCTATTATTGACGTTTTTACAAATACCATCATCTGTTGTACTGCATCTCAATCATTTTATTATGCAGTAATTGTTGAGCGAGACCGTTACGCAATCCCCTTTTACTTTCAGGCAATTGTTTATCTACTAGCACAACGGATTCATTATAAGTCCCACCAGCAAGAGATTTTGCGTAGTAAGAATTGATATTTGTAGCAGCATTCACGGAGTCTAAAACCTGTGATATTGCCAAAGCATTTGCGAACAATGCAGAGTTATCTGCTGCAGCAAGTGCCTTTTCTAATCTTTCTTTACTATCCTTTTCCTCTTCCTCTTCTTCTTCCTTCAATTCTTCTTCAGACTTACTTTCTTCTTCATCTTCAAGTATTGCTTTACATTCAACTGAAATATCACCTTCTTTACAGGTTCGTCTTTCTAAATCAACGTTCTCATCATCAAGAGCACTGTAAAGTTCATCATAATCAATCACTGGAATATCTGGCACTGGAACTTTATATCCAGGACAGTTTGGATCAAACTGAGGATCAAAACAAGGATCCACAGTGTATGTGTAAATTACGGTTGGATCTTCTACTCTACCTTCACCAGTAACTTCAATTGATCCATCACCCCAACTTGATCTTGGTATACTACCAACACCAATCACTTTATTAATTTGAGTACCATCTAGAGATCCAGGTTTCCACTCATCTGTTTCTCTAAAAATATAACCTGTGCCTGATGCATTTTCGTTTTGAACGTTTACTGTAACGTCGGCATCAGTTTCTTTTCTAATCGTGTAGTTATACAAAACTGTATTAATGTCCAATCCAGGAGGAGTTGGAAGTACATCTGGCATGCTCCATCTTAGGGATTGATCAGTAACAGCGTTACCAGTCGAACCGTAATAAGGAGTTATTGACTCAGAATAAGAGTAGGAAGGTAAGAATACCACCCATGCCCATAATAGCAGTTTCTTCAACACTTGGCTTGTCCATTTCTTCTAATTCTTGTCTGGTTGTCTCAACATGAGTCTCCCAGCCTAGTTTTGCTGCATCACCGATCTGACCATCGTAAGGACATGGAGTTCCAGCATGCATCATAGCATCAAAGACTTTCTTGTCTTGACACATAACTGACACTGCAGCAACTTTCATACCCATATCATACAAAGTTTTCGCATTTTTCAGACGGATGCAATTTTCCTCAGTGAAAGTAGTACCTGCACTGATTCCTAGAATTTGAGTTTGGACAGCACCAGCAACACCGATCGTACAAAGATCAGAGTTATTACCAGAACTAAAGGATGGAGAAATTGCGCTTGGCGGTGGCTGTTTGATGGTCGTTTCCATCGAGCCACGAGTGGTTACTGTGGAATCTGTAGTAGATTCTGTAACGATTGGATCCTGCGATAATGCAGGTGTTGCGATCACTATAAAGAGCAACGCAACAGTTTGTTTGAGCCATCTGTTGAACATTATTAACCTCAATTTATAAATTCGAGACTAGATTTACCATCTCGATTCTATTTATTCTTTGTCGGAAATAACAAATGGTGCGGTTTCATCCACAGCACCGTCTTCCACACTTGAGGCATTTTTCTGGAAAGATTTTGCACGGCTAGACTTTTGTTTGTCTACCTCAGAGAGATATCTGCCTACCTGTCGCATTCCTTTTGATGCTTCTTCATCTATAGAATCGGCAAAAGTGATATCATCTTTAACGTTTATTTCATGATGTTTTGGTTCAGGTTCATCTTCTTTTAGAGATGGCTGAAAATAATCATATGGTTTACTTGGTTCTTCTTCTTTTGGTGGTTCACGTTTAGTAACTTCTTCGGTTACTTTGCGTCTACCAGCCATTTCACGAGATGCAGCCATTACCATAAGAACTGCTAGAGGATCGAATACGAATACAATCATAAGAATCACAATCCGAACTGCTTCTTCAAGCATGGACTTAGATTCTTCTTCACCGTAAATCAGTGCAGCAATATATTTGACTGGACCAACTTCTGCTTCCAGAGCAAGTGCCTCTTTGCTTAAAATCAGTTTCTCTTGTTTCAATCCAGCGACTACATCAGACGCTTCATCAATTATTCCTGATAGATTAGCACGTTCTTCTTTTTGCCCTTCACGTACAGCAATCGCACCGTTTTTACCACGGATACGATCATATTCGATCAGAACATTTACTGCTTCATCTAATTGGAATAAGACTTTGTTTGCGTCGTCTATACGCTGTTGCTCACGAGCAATCTTACCGTCAATCAATTCAATCTGAAGAACATTGTCGCCAGAGTTCATAGTTTGATCGAGGTGTGCTTTTGATAGGAATCCAAAGATACCCATAGAGGTGAGTAGCATCAATACAACCAGTGCTACTGTAAAATAAGTTTTCATCAGAAACGGAATACGCTTCCAATTGTTATAGATCCAAGAAGCAACGACAAGTTTTGCTGCCTCTAGTGCACCACCCATTATCATAATAGGAATAGGAAGTGCAGCAAAGATAGCCATCAAACCAGCGATAGCATACCATGCAGCAATTCCTGACAATGTCAGTGCAGAAAGTAAAAGTAATATCGTCATATCTTTACATGCGTCCTGTGTATTTTACACTGAATGATACCATTGTACCATTTATCAGGATGCTCTAAAACTTCGTTAAGCATTTGTTCTTTCGCTTCCAAATAGGAAGCACTACCTTTATTTAGGCAGAAGTGGAGGATCTCACGTTTGAAATTCTCTTTACCATGCTTTTCAACGTCTGATTTTAGTTCTTCGGATGATGACCAGTAATCACGCCAATCAGATTCACTCTTGATTTTGCGCTTACGTTTTTGCCCTTTTAGTGGTGGGCGTGTGATTGTGGACTCAGTGAGTTTCTTACCAATATATTGGCGTCCATCTATCAGGTTTGTGATCCGATAGACGAACGCCTTGTATATTTTGGTATCTATTTCTTCAACTGGTTCGTTGTTATGTAGCCAAGTCATCTAAATTTTCATCGTCAATATATGTTTCCTCTTCATATATATCAGACGAGCATAGAGGGCAGTATACAATCTCTTCAGATGTAAACTGATCCCCACGCAAGATGATCTTTCCGAATGCTCCGCAATCTTCGCATTCAAATTGTTTTTGCACAGCCATTATGCCTCCTTAATATAAACGAATAGATTTATTTGATGGAGTATCTTCGTTTACTAATTGTTTCATACCCTCAGAATGGTTCAAATCAAACCCTATGGAAATTCTTTGGGTTTTAACTGTATCAACTTCATGATATATCCATTGAGGGAATATTGAAATTTGATTTTTGAAATTGTTTATTTTTACAGTTCCATATTGTTCCATTTCCCACAACATTGGAGGAAAAAAATCAGTACTTGTATGGTCATTATCAGTCAACAAACACACACCAGAAAGATATGAATAAGTGTTAGTTCCATGATAATGTTTACTTAACGAATGGTTAGGCAACATATTGTTTACCCAACCATTTATCCATAATTCTTTTTCTGGTTGAACATTATATTTTTTACACATTTCAAAATAGGTTTGTTGTATTTCATCTTTCAAGTCTTTTATATAAGGATGATCTATCTCAAATATGTTATGCTCTTTCCATTTATCTGCATCATATCCAACAGCCATTTTCACAAAGTCATCTGTGTGCTGTGTTTCAAGTGTTCCTATAAACAGAGGAAGATTATATTGAAACCCAAAATCACCTGGAATATTGATTCCAAATTCATGAAGTTCACCACTAATCATTTATACAACTTTACCCCAAACATCTTGCCAGTCCCCAGTTAGTGCACCTTTGGCATAATCAGTAACTCGATTCTCGAAGAAGTTACCGTGGACTGGTGCGTTGATCATTTCTTCTACCCATGGTAGAGGATTCTTTTTAACTTTGAAAATACCTTTCATGCCTAAAGAGATCAAACGTCTGTCAGCAATATAACGAATGTATGTTTTTACTTCCTCAGCATTTAGATCACGCATTGCTGCACCTTGGAAGGATAGATCGATAAACTTGTCTTCAAGTTCAACCATCTTTTCAGCAATTGTGTAAATCTTAGACTTCAATGTATCTGTCCAAATCTGGGGGTTTTCTTCAACAAAAGTTCTAAACAATTTGATCATGTTTTCAGCATGCATGGTTTCATCAACAATCGACCATGTAACGATCTGACCCATTCCCTTCATGAGACCATGACGTGGGAAGTTCAGCAACATAATGAAAGAACTGAATAGCTGCATACCCTCTGTAAATGCAGAGAACACAGCGATGTGAGTTGCAGTACTCTCAAGAGTACCATTCTTGTTACTTAGGTCGTTTACATAATCATGCTTTGCAGCCATTTCTTCATACTCAGCAAACTCAGAGTAAGTTGATTCTGGCATACCAAGTGTTTCGATCAAATGCGAATAAGCAGCAATGTGGAGTGCTTCACGTGCAGCGAAACCACTCAACATCATACGGATTTCAGGTTGTGGGAAATATGGCAAATAGTTTTTTACATAACCACCAGCAACATCAATGTCACCTTGTGTAAAGAAACGGAAGATGTTTGTCAAGAAATGCTTTTCTTCAGCAGTCAATGCACCTTTCCAGTTCTTAACATCTTCAGCCATAGGAACTTCGGTGTGAAGCCAGTGTGCCTGTTCGTGCTTCAACCATGCTTCATATGCCCATGGATAATTGAATGGTTTGAAATAATTTCGTTCTTCTGTTAGATTTAATTCACTTGCTTTTTTCTTTGGAGCCATTTTCCTCTACCCTTCGCATGCGATACATGCATCACCGTCAGCCAGTGTTGCCATATCAATTGTTTTTAATACTTCTCGTTCGATACGCTTTGATACTTTATCTGCCTTAGCAATCTTATCAGATCGGCAGTAATACATTGTCTTCAAACCAGACTTCCAAGCAAGGAAGTGAATAGCATGAATAAATGCAATGTTACTATCTGGACGGAAGAACACATTTAGTGATTGTGCCTGATCAATAAAATCTTGTCGATCAGCTGCATGTTGAATAACCCAACGTTGGTCAATCTCCATAGCAGTTTTGTATACGTCCTTTGTCCAGTCGTCCATCCAACGAAGATGTTGAATAGATCCATCATTGGCAATAATTGATGACCATTGATCATCATACCAACCTGCTGGATGGTTTGGTGCTTCTTTCAGTATAATAGCATCCAACCATTTATTCTTATTCAAATGTGATCCACTAAGAGTGTCCTGACGATAAGCATTAGCCCTGTAAGGTTCAATAGATGGACTGGTATTTCCCATAAGGATGCTACTACTTGCGTTAGGAGCAACAGCCATGAGATGAGAAAAACGATTTCCAGTACCCTTTGCATCAGGTGCTTCCCCTCGCTCTTCACCAAGTTTCTTATTTGCTGCATCTAGTTTTTTCCGAATGTTTTCAAACATCATTTTATTCAGACCAACAGCGTTGGCTGATTCCCAAGGAATATTCTTCTTCTGTAATGCAGCATGAAAACCTAGTGCACCAATACCAATTGAACGTTCACGTTGTGCAGAATACTTCGCACGACTTACTGTGTCTGGAGCATTATCAATAAAGTACTGAAGAACGTTATCTAGCATTTCAGCAACGTCACGCAAGAAGTTACGATTGTCTTTCCACTCATCGTAATATTCAAGATTCAAAGACGACAAACAACAAACTGCTGTACGCTTTTCATCGGTTGGAAGAATGATCTCAGAACACAGATTGGATTGATGTACTTTAAGACCTTT